GCTTCAAAATCACCACGACCTGAACCTGAAATAGCACCACCTGTGTTAGCACCTGATTGTACGTTTAAGCCATCTTGTGATGTTGATTTTTGGTAGAAAATCACGTAATCACCACTAGGAGCGATTTGTGCAGTAGAAGCACTAACGTAGAAAGCAATAGTGTTATTAGTGTAGTTGTAAACAGTGAATTGGTTTAACAAGTTAGCAGAAGTGATAACTGAACCTGAAGTTAATACGAATCCGCGAACTGCATCCTGATCGAAATTAGGAAGATTAGTTTGAGCAGAAGATACTATGATTTCTTTAATTGTACCAGCAACAACTGAAGCAGAGTAATCAGAATCAAAGTTTACATCTTGGAAAGATGCAGTAGTGATTGTAGATGAACCTGTTGCAATAGTTACAGATGCTGAGAATTGGTTAGTTGCATACGTGAAACGACCTTCAGGACCACCATATAAACCACCTTCAGCAGCTGGAGTAGAGAATGGGAATTGAGAAGCCGTGTTACGGTTACCATACAAAGATTGACCTGCAGTAAAAGGAGTCTTAGAGTTACCATATTGGAAATCCAAGAAGAACACAAGACCAGAAGGCATGTTCATTGGTTGAACTGAAACGAATTCTTTAGCAACAATAGTTCCGAATACTTTACGAACTAAAGGCAAAGCAATACCAGCCCAGTTTTCACCTGTTCCACCTGATTGGTAGAATGAGTTAGAAGTGATTTGGTTTGATTCAGTCACCAATTGCTTGGCTTGGTTTTCTAATAAAAGGGACATGTTATTTTTGTCCATTTCAACTAAACCTTCTAGTAATCCGGTCTTAGACCATTTTCCAGCAAGTTTAGCAGCGTCGCTTTGCAAACTCTTCCAAGAGCTAGCTGAGCTTTCTAATAATTGTTGTACGTTTGACATTTTTGTTTTTTGTTTTTAAGTTTTTAGTTATTTTTTAATTCCGGCCAATGTTTGCCATCTAGCAAATTGGTCATTTACTTCAAGAATTGGCTTTTTAGCAGCAACACCAGTAGATTTAGAAGCAGATCCTCTTAACATTGATTCGTTAACAGTTTTCTTAGTTTCTTTCATACCTTCAGATAAGGTTTCAAATACTAATTTAGCTTCTTTAACACTAGCGGCTTTATCAAAAGCGGCCAATACTTTTACTTTTTGACTTTCAGTCAAGTTTTTAGCTTTAAAGATTTTGTTTGTGTAAAGTAATTTAGCATTGAATAAATTAACTTCTTGTAATTCAGTTTTGATAGTAGATAATGCGTTGTAAGCTTCATCAAGTTCTTCTTTCATTTCTTTAAGCTTCTTCTTGTAATCTTCAACTCCTTCTTCTTCAGCAGTGTCTTTTTTATCACCACGCTTTTTAGCAGGAACATCACCTTTGTTACCACCGTACTTTTTACGTTCGTTGATTTCAATTTCTTCTTCACTTTCTTCTTCTTCATCTTCTTCGCCTTCCATGCCTTCCATACCTTCACCGCCTTCTAATTCGCCTGCGGCTACCATGTCAGCAATTACTGATTCAATGAAAGATTTAAGATCAGATTCATCCATGTTTTCGATGTCGATTTCTTCATCTTCAACTTCTTCTTCCTCTTCTTCTACCATGTCTTGATATTTAGGTAAATTACCAGCACCTCCAGGATTGTTAATAAGATCTTCTTCTTCATTCATTGCTTCTTTTTCACCAGCTTTCTTTCCCTTTTCGTACTCGTAAGCGGCTTTACCTTCTTCCATAGATGAATCTTCTTCATCCATAGCGTCAAGTTCTCTTAAAAGTTCATCAAGGTCCATTTCGTCCATTTCTTTAGCTTCATCCATGTCAGCGGCTTCATCCATTTCGGCTGCCTCATCCATTTCTTTAGCTTCATCCATTTCGTAATTTTCCTTCATGTCTTTTTCTTTCATTTCGGTCATTTCTTCTTTAGCTTCATCCATTTCATCCATTTCAGCTAACTTTGCAGCTAACTTTTCTTTCAAATAGGGAGTAAAAGCCTCTTCAAGAGCAGCCTTTGCATTGACGATGGCAGTTTCCTTAACTGCTTTAGCATCGGCAATGGCTTCTTTCAATAAGTCTCTGTTTACCATTTTGTTTTTTGTCCTCAAATAATTTTTGTTGGAAATACGCTTATTATTGACTAATGTCGAAGCGTAATAGAATATTTTCTTGATAATGCGATATAAGAAAACCGCATATTACGAATATACGTATATGGGGATTTTTTAAAAACGCATAAATAAGAAACCCTCCTTTTTAGGGGAGGGTCGATCAAAGGATTCTATCCTAAGAGGGGTTAAAATATAGGGCATGTACCATTAGCACATAATATTTCTGTTAATATAGAATTAACTTTAACATATGAATTAGTAGGAATTTCTTTACCTTCTTTTACTAATTGCATATATGATCCTGGATTAGATGGGGTTGATACAAAATCCCAGCATAATAATTCAAAATCATCTTGTACTTCTAATGTACCTTCGTTCATTTCTTTTAATGAACCCATTCCACGAGATGATACACCTACTTGAACATTGTTTTCAATAAGTGCTTTTAATATATTTCCTGATGTTGTTGGTAAAATTTCTAATTTGCCTATTACTTTATCTCCATCCCACCAAATTTCTCTAATAATATGAGATACATTTTTAAGAGAAATAATTGTTGAATCAGGGTGATCTAATTCACCCGTTGCTCTATTTTCTTTAACGGTTTGATTGTATTTATCAATTTCACGTTCCCATAATTCTTTTGGATAATATCTACCATTACCATTTTTTACTTCGGCTGTAGCTAAAATACCCTCAACTAAAGGATTTCCAGAAGGTGCTTTTAAACCTTCGGTAAGTTGTATTGGAGCAACTTTAAACGGTATAGTTTCAATTAATACTTGTTTCATATTATGCAGCAGCTTCAGCTTTTTTAGCAGCGGCTTCAGAAGCAGCAGCGGCTGCTTTTGCATTAGCATAAGCTACCCCAGCGGCTTCAGCTTTTTTATTATCAGCAGCAGCTTTATCATCTAATGGACCTTCAGTAATTTCATATTCATCAATAACTTCTTCTTTAGCTTTACCTGTCATTTTTTCATAGATTTTTTGGGTTTTAGCTTTATGTTTTTCAAGTTCTTTGATTTCCTTGTTAAGGGTTTTAACCATAGATTGATCAATCATTTCAGCTAATTCTTCAGATTCGGCTAATGCTAATTTAGATTTGCGTTTTTCAATTGCTTCATCAATAGCGGATAATTTTGCCTCTAAAGCAACAGCTTGAGATGTTTTTTCTAATTCTTTAATTTGAGAATTAATATCAGGACGTTTTGCTTCATTTAAGCCTTCTTTAACCGTTTTAGGCATATCACCATATCCTGATGATTTATATTTTCCTTTAGGTGCTACAGGATCTCCACCTCCAACTACATCTTTTTTATATCCAATTCCTTTAATACCAAAGGAAGCATCAGTAGCATAGTAATTAACATTTTTAACCATGTTTTTTAACACGATTTGTTTTAATTCGTATACACTTTTATCCTTATTTTTTTCATCCTGCATTTCTGTATAGAAACCCATTAAAAATGATTGACCATAAACATTGTCAATATTATCAGGATTATTATTATCAAATTGATTAGCTAAATCTTTAGCTACTTCAGGAGCTGGTTTTTCAAATTCATTTTGATCACCATATTCTTTAGTATTTTTAACACCTACTGCTTCTTTTAAATTAGCATCAAAAATAGCCCACCAATCTTTACGACCAGTAGTTATTACACCACCTGCAGACTCACTTAAAAGACTTTTACTTGTTAAAATATGAACAGCTGAATTAAAATCATTGCCTGATGTAATGTATTCAGGAAATAAGTTTCTAGCTACTTTTAAGAAGTGGTCTTTATTACCTTTACCTTCTTTTATTAATTGATATTCTTGTTGTAAGGTTTTCATTTATTATAAATATTATGTGTATAAAAATACTGGAGCACTACCTGCCGCTAAAC